GGTACGGCTCAAGAGGGAGCACGATCCAGACAAATGATGATTACGGCAAGCGACTGCTGGGACTGCTGGACTCTCTGACGATGTTCAGTCCAATGAAACCTGCTGCCGAATCCCTACTGTATGCCGAGGATTATCCGGTTGCTCCCTTTGCCACTCCAGAGGATCGGTTTGACAATCTAATGGAAGACCCCAAGTACCAGGGCCTGCTGACGGATGCAGGGATGGCTGGACAGGGGTTGCCCACTGCTGCAATTGGGTCGGTAAAGAAGGTACTGCCCAAAGTGCAGAGAGCAATCACTCCTCCTGATGACCCAATGATTGTGCAGCACAATGTACGCACAGAGGCACTAGACAGAATTGATCGAATGGGTGGTTTGCCAATGCCTTCCATTGCAGTCAGTAAGGCAGAGAACCCACTGACTAATTTTGGAGACATCAGTTTGTTGGCAAGTCCTGAGATGGCAAAACCTAGCGCAAAGAATCCGGTGTACTCTGCAGATGCCTACACGGTCAGGTCTCCCAGTGTTGAAGTGATGCCCACATCTGAGACCTTGGACTTAGTGCGGAAGATGGTAGGGGAAGACTTGAACCCAGATCACGCAACTGAAATTGCAAGGGACTTGTTTAGTGGCAGGTCTATTTCAGATCCTGCGATGCAGAACGCATATTTGAAGACCAAGAAGAAAGGGGTAAAGAGGTCAGCATTCCCAGATGGGTACGATGGGAAAAGAGCATACGAAAGTGAAGTTTTCAAACGTTATCGAGAACTGCACCCCTACGAAGAGTCTTTTAATTTCGATGGATCTGCAAAGGTCACAGATTACGACAAATGGTTGAACCGACAGAAGAACAAGTTTTTGAAAGACGGAGCAGATTACACCGAAAGGATTTTTAAAGGGTTCACCTACTCAGGCAATCGAAGATATGCACCTGCCACTCTCGACAATATTGTCAAAGAGATGAGGTCACTGGAGAAGGAGAGAGGTTCAACAGGGGTGGATTTATCTGGGAGTATGGGAGCACTACGAGCAAGAGTGACCCCAAGATTCTCAAGTCTTTCAGATGTCAAAGGTTCTAGAGACAAGATTTTGTCTAATGAGGAGTTTACCAAGGCCAAGGATGCAGTTGAGCAGGAGTATAATTCTTTTATTAGCAAAGTAAGTGACTATGTGCGGAACATCCCAAACTACAGAGACAATTACTTTAGTACGACTGATGAGTTGACCTCTGACTTGGTAATGGGCAGATCATCCAAGGACTGGTTTAATTATGACATCCCAGAAGAGTTGGTAACAGAAGGACGAGCATTACGTTCAAAATTGCGGGACATGCCCACTGAATACTTTGAGATCAAACCAAAGAGAGGAGTTGAACTCTCAGAGTTTGAGGGGGCAATCATTCCCAAGGATGTCAGCAAGAAAGTGAAACCATTACTGAAGAAGGCAGGAATACGAAAGATTTTGGAATACGGATCTGAAGAAGAACGCAAAGCACTGTTTAAAAAGTTCCCAGAACTGATGTTTGCTCTGCCGTTGATCAGTGCAGGATTACTCGGCACTGAGATGGAAATGAGCAATACCACTGAATCTTTACTCGACTAAGGAACCCATGCCCAACCCAATGAAATTCAAACCCTGTCCCACCTGTCCGTCACCGAAGGTCTGTGCAAAACTGGGCAGGTGTATCAAACAACAAAGGAAGTGATGAGTGACCCGATAATCACCGTTGGTGATCAAGCAAAGAAGATCCTGCAGGAGGATGCAGTTAGGGAAGCATTCGATAGCCTCAAGTCTGGCCTAGTCCAGCAATGGATTGCAGGGAAGACTGCCGAAGATCGAGAGCACTGCTGGTATGCGTATCATGCCGCAACCAACCTGCAGAACGAACTGAACGCCCAAGTGCAACGGTCAATCCGTCGCAAAAAACAAACCTCTAAAGGAGACGAGTAAGAATGTCCGAGTACGCAGACTCCGTCAATGTCCCAGCAGAGACAGATGGAACACCTCAAACTCCCGATATGATTGTGGCAGATAAGTTTGATGATCTCCTTGGAACACGTCCTCCAGAGCAGACCGAAGAAGTTGACGAACCTCAAGACGAGTATGACGATGTACAAGACGAAGAAGAAGAAACCGAAGAAGTAGAGGCAGCAGAACCTGAACTCTACAAAGTAATTATTGATGGGGAAGAGGTCGAGGTCTCCCTCGATGAGCTGCAGAAGGGATACAGCAGGCAATCAGATTATACACGCAAGACCCAGCAACTTGCACAGCAGAGAAAAGAGGCCGAGGCACTGCAACAGGACTATGCTCAACGAGTTCAGCAACTCAATCAGTTTGCCCAACAGATTCAGCAGCAACCGGATATTCCCGAACCCCAATGGACTAGTGATCCGCAAGCCTGGGAACGTCTGCGACACGAAGATCCAGTCCAGTTTGTTTTGGAAAAGGATGCTGCGAGAGACCGACAACTGGCGAGGCAAGAACGCCAACAACAGATGCAGTACCTCCAGAGTGAACAGCAGCAGTTGCAACAACAGCAGTTTGCCCAGCATCTCGACACACAACGACAGCAGTTGAACGAATTGATTCCTGCCTGGTCCGACAAAGAGACCGCAAAGGCCGAGAAAGCAGAACTACGAAAGTGGGCTAGTGATGCCTACGGATTGACCGAACAAGACCTGAGTCAAGCCTACGATGCTCGACTAGTAAAGATCCTTTATGACGCCTGGACTGCGAACAAGACTACCTCGCAGGCCAAGCAACAACTGAAGAAGAGTCCTGAATCGACAGTCAAGACTGCACCGAAGATGGGCCGCAATTTTACCCCTACTGATGAAGGTGCATCACGACTCAAAAAGTCAATGCAACGCCTGCAGAAGTCTGGGAAGAACCAAGACGCAGTTGCAGTATTCGACGCACTATTGCGTTGAACCTGCAAATTTTTTTGCCCAATATGGGTAATCTAGATTATTGGAGTAAGTCACAATGGCACTTCTCACGAATGCCTCTACGTCCTACGACATCAAAACGTCAGGCACGGAAGAGGATGTAATTGATATCAAAGAGATTGTTTATAACATCTCTCCCACAGAGACCCCATTCGTCAACAGTGTAGGGACCCGCAACGTGTCCAACACTGTCTTCGAGTGGATCACAGAAGAACTGAGTGCGACCAGCACAACGACTGACCTGGAAGGTGATGCGATCAGTGCTGCTGCGGCAAGCCTGACCACCCGCAACAGCAACGTCTGTCAGATCATGTCGAGGGCAGTAGCTGTGACAGGGACCCAGTCTGCGATTAAGTTGTACGGGAAAACCAGCCAGATGGCCCATCAGATGGCAAGACGCACCAAAGAATTGAAACGTTCTGTGGAAGCTGCACTGCTGTCAAACCAGGCCAAAGCCACAGGTAACGCAACGACTGCGCGAACCTCCGCGATGATTGGTGCCTGGTTGGACACCAACACCAGTTTTGATGCCACGTCTGGTGCAGATCCGGTGACAGTTGGATCAACAGCCCGAACCGACTCCTCGGCACAACGAGCATTGACTGCAACCTTGATCAACACCGTGATGCAGTCCTGCTACACGGAAGGTGGTGAGCCAGATCGACTGATGGTCGGTCCTTACAACAAGACCGTGGTTTCAACATTGACCGGACGATCTATCGCCCGTGAGATGATTGATTCCAATACGGCTGGTAGCAACGTAACCGTGTTTGCGACGGACTTTGGAGATCTTCAGGTGATGCCAAATCGCTTTCAGCGAGAGCGGGACGCATTCCTCATATCGCCCGATTTTGCGAAGGTTTCCTACTTGAGAAATTTCCAGGTAAGTACCCTCGGAAAGACCAGTGATGCGGAGACCAAGTACCTGGTCGTCGAGATGGGTCTGGAGATGACTCAGGAAGCGGCACACGGTGGGATCTTTGATCTGGAAACCTCCTAATTTTTAACTAACAGACTGCAGGTTGGAATTATGTTGACCAAACAGATCCTTGATCATACGGGACATGTAATGAGTGAGTTCTATGTTGATGAAGTAGACTCGCGCAACCTGCAGATTCACCATAAGGTCACGCAAGATATTGAACCAACCCTCCAGTTGACCAAGACCTTGCGTGACAACCAGCACCTTGATCCGTTTGCAAATAAACAAAGCGGATGGAAACGAGTTGCCGAGATCCCACGGGTTCTCTACGACCAACTCGCGCAGCAGGGAATCACCAGAGACAAGAAGAAATTCCGAGCATGGTTGAATGACTATGCAAACAAACCCTTCAGAGTCTGGGAGGGCAGACTGTGACCTTTGACGAACTAAAAAGCAATATTGCAGACTGGCTCAACCGAACGGATCTGACCTCGGTCATTCCGACCTTCATCACCTTGGCGGAAGCCAGGTTGAACCGACAGCTCAGGACGACCAATCAGTACACCCGTGCAGACATCTCGACGAGTGATCAGTACCTCTCCATGCCAAGTGATTTCCTAGAGATGCGGCATCTGCGGATGACAAGCCCAAAAGAGAGGGATCTGGTGGAAATCGCAGCTCATGCGATCAATGAGTACACCGACACCAATTTCATCGCAGGACTGGCAGACTCGTATCCCAGATATTTCGTGTATGGCAACGCCTTGCGGATCATCCCTGCACCGAGTGAGGCGATCACCTACGAAATGTTTTACTACGCCAAGATCCCAGCACTGTCCTCAACCAACACAACAAACTGGGTTTCTACCTCTCACCCCGATGCCTATCTCTACTACAGTTTGATGCAGGCATCTCCGTATCTCGGAGAGGATGAGAGAATCCAAATCTGGCAACTGCAGGCAGAACGTGCCGTTGCTGAGATCCAGGCATCAGATGACCGAAGGAGAACGAAGGGCAGCAGGCACTCCCTGAACTTCCAGGCCATGTCATGAGTGAGTTGATCCGATACGGCACAAAAAGATATGGGATTGGGCCGTTTGTGATTCGGCTCGAATATCGAGAGCAGTTACCGCCAAGTTCGACCTGGACAGAAAGAACAGATCCCACAGATGAATTCTGGACGAAACGTCCAGATGCCACTGTGGAGGAATGGACACAGAGGACGTTATAATGCCAACAACGACCAATTACAGTATCACCCTTCCCACGGTTGGAGGGGATAAAAATCGATGGGCCACGGTTCTAAATGACGCATTCCAGTCATTAGAAACGGAGGTCTATAATGTGGACCAAGTGCTAGGGGAAGCATCTGACAGTAGCACCCCGTCACTGGCGTACAACCTCACCCAAGCCAGCACGAACGCCAGCACTGCAAAAACGAACTCTGAGACTGCAATCAGTGTGGCGAACAAACAGGTCAATACGACTCTGACGACTTTGACAACGAGAGTGTCCGCACTGGAAACCCTAGTGGGTGCTGTTGGGACCAGTGGCTCAGTCGCAGATGATGCGAGAACAGCAAAAACGACTGCACAATCCGCCTACACTGCAGCAACGACCTGATTATGTCATTCACCTCCTCCCCCTACACGGACCTGATCCTACCGACTCCGAATGAGGATAATTCAACGTATGGGACGATTCTCAACACCTACTTTCAGGCGTTGGAAACCAAGCTCAAAAATCTATCTGACCGGATCAATGCCGCAGGTGTGGGGAGTAGTTCCACTTTGGCTCAGATCAATCGGGACATCGCTCAAGTAAACACAAACACCTCTGGGATTCTCCCAGACCCGTACAGTGGAGATTTTACAACCGTTTCAACGTGGCCTGCGTTCAATACGGAACTGACTGCGTTGGGCCTGTCTCCTCCAGAGACTGCCAGTGAGATTGAGGCGTTCTTTAGTGGGTCAGACCTTACTGCTTTTGTGAACTTTCTCAACGGGAAACTCTCTGCACTCGACACGCTGGTCAGCACAGCAGAAACCGACATCTGTATTGCGAACAAATATTCAGACACGGTGCTAAATCCAGAGGACTATCTGGTGTGGGCCCAGACGTCTCAGACCACTCATTCGTTTACGACCACAAACTCTTTTATTGCTGCCGGGACTTACACGAACGCAACATTTATCCCAGGATCTGGGACTGGATACCCCCCTCCTAGTTGGAATTCTGGAAATGCTCTCAACGGGGTGACGATGTACACCTCGTTACCTGACGCCAGCACTTACGGATTATCTGACGTTGGGCTGACCCGCACAGTCGTTAGCGATTCCCGCATTACGTTTGTTTCAAATTCCACAGTCGTGATCAATGTTCCCGATCAGAATTCTGGGACTGCGTATGCCACTAATTACACGTTTCAGTTAGCAAGCGCTTGGAATGGAGATGGCCCTTATTATCGGACCTATACTTCCAATGGCCCAGTGGTTAGTGGAAATGTTTATGATTATAATATGACGATGACGACATACACCCTCAGTCTTCCTGCACCTGATACGAGCACTTGCTGATGCCAACCACTACGACGAACTACGCACTCAACCTACCCATAGTAGGATCTGATGATGATCAGTGGGGTACGTATCTAAATACAAATTTTACCAAGATCGACACCGAACTGAAGACTCTGAATGATTCGATTGCAGATCAGGATCTGGAGGAGTTAGGGAATGTGGTCAATACCACTCCAGCCGAGGACCAGGTCCTTCAGTTCAACGGTCAGAACTGGTCAGCATCTTCTCTCACAATCTCCGACATCTCAGGACTTCAGACTGTCCTTGATGCTAAAGCAGACGACAGTGACCTCACAGGCATCACGACGAATCCAGCAGATGGGTCCGTATCTTACGCCAAGCTCAACACTGCACTCCAGGTGCAGGTTGATCGAATCCTGCTGACCGATGATGATGCCAGTCCTACCGATAATCAGATCCTCAAATATTCAACTACCGATTCAAAGTGGGAGTATGCAGATCTTCCAGGTTCAACGGTTCAAACACTTTCAGACGTAAACACGTCATCCCTCGCAGACGATGCTGTGCTGGTTTACAACAGCACTGCAGGAGAGTTTCAGTTTGAGTCTGGTGCAACACTAAGGACCACGTTAGGGGTCGATGTCAGTGGGACTGATAACTCGATTCCGGTGACTCTATCGGGGTCTTTGGATTACCTGACTTTATCCGGTCAAGCGATCACCCTGCAGCAAGTCAACCTTACGACAGATGTGACCGACACCCTCCCAGTTGCCTCTGGTGGGACAGGCAGTGCGACTGCTTCAGATGCCAGGACTGCTTTAGGACTGGGGGCATTAGCGACCCAGGACACGATTACCGAGTCGCAGATTTCTGATCTGCAATCTTACCTGACTGCCGAGACCAATGATCTCAGCACAGCAGTAACGGGAACTCTCGGAACAGGAAATGGGGGAACTGGACTGACTGCAATCGGGACTGCAAACCAGGTCCTGGCAGTCAATAGTGGTGCGACTGCACTAGAATTCCAGACTCTAGCGACTGGCGGAACGGTTACTTCTGTCGCAGTTTCTGGCTCAGATGGGATCGAGGTAGATAGTGGGTCTCCCATTACTAGCAGTGGGACGATTGCACTTGGGATCAACGCAACGAGTCTGAGTACTCATCTTGGTCTTGGCACTGCAGCAACGACAGCAGCAACGGATTATGCTACGGCAGATCAGGGTGCTACTGCAGACAGTGCCTTACAAGATGTGGTCAACGATACGACACCGCAGTTAGGTGGCAACCTGGATGTTAACGGGAACAGCATCGTTTCGGTTTCAGCAGGGAACATCAGCATTACTCCCGATACTACTGGTAAAATCATCCTAGACGGGCTTTCTTGGCCTACTGCAGACGGGTCTGCAGATCAGGTTCTGAAAACCGATGGTGCTGGGAATCTCAGCTTTGTCAATCAAAGTGCTTTGGTCGTTGGGACTGCAAACTACATCGAACACAGCAGTACCGTTTCTGACTCGCTAGCTATTAGTGCAGGAACGAATCGAATGTATGTGGGGAATACCAGCTTTAGTAGTGGTGGAGTGACGATGGCAGGAACTTTGGTCGTAACTGGCGGATATGCAAATTTTACTAGTGCTTCAGCATTAGTTATTACCGGAACCCTAAACGTGATTTAATATGGCAGGCGAAATACAACTTAACAGCACCACGATGGCAACCGAGTCATCAGGTAGCATCACGGCAGAACTGGATACGATCAGACCGAATTCAACAAACGGTAGTTTAACGTTGCAGGGAGACAGTTCTGATTCTGGTGTGACGGGATTAACGATTGATTCCAGCGGCAATGCTACGTTTGCTCAGACGATTTCTGGTGGGACGATTGGTAGTGGGGTTGTGTTCCCAACAGGAGTAGTAATTGGAATGGCTTTTTTGGCAGATGTTACAAACGGTACTGGTGGAGCATCAAGCACTTCTGCTACTTTGCGAAAGTTGAACACAACCATTTTTAGCATTAACTGTCCTGTCACAATTTCGTCTAATGAATTTTCTTTTGATGAGATTGGAACCTATGTAATAAATGCAAGCGCACCTGCTTTTGGAGCAAATAGGCATATTTTGCGTTTGAGTGATGATGGGGGATCATCATTTATTGGAGTTGGTTCACCAGAATATACTGAGACAACTGCTTCTAGTATCTTCGTGACTACAAGATCGTTTTTATGCAAAAACGTTACTGTTGCATCATCTCAGATTACTGGTGGCGGATCTCAACGAGATTTTGGGCTTTTTCATATAGTAGATGTTACAGATGCTAATGGCTGGGGTATTAGTAATGATGACACAACGACTGAACAATTTTTACAAGTACAAATTTTTCGATTGGCTTAACTATGAAACATCCAGATGGCTACTATTACTATCGGTTAGAAACTCGAATCGTTTGTTCGAAAGATCAGATGCCAAAACACGCAGGTAAGGAGATCTTACCAACAGATCCAGAATTTTCGGATAGATGGGCCACCGAACCAATGCGCCAACTCCGAGAACAACGCAACCAACTCTTGGCTGAAACCGATTGGCGGATGGTATCCGATTACCCAGGCTCTAATCAAACGGAGTGGCAGACGTACAGACAAAGTCTTAGGGACATAACAACCCAATCACCATCACTTGACGAAAACGGACAACTGACGGGCATCACTTGGCCCACACCTCCCAACGACTAACAAGGCCGATCCAATGCCAGCAGAACCAAAACGAGTAACCCGATGGATATAGAATTGATCAAAGAATTATCGAACCTGGGTGGCCTATTCATCGCTCTAATTGGGGCTGGTTGGTACGTCCGGTACATCTCTGATCAACATCGGGAAGAACGAAAAATCCTTTATGACAAGGACTCAGTAAACGATGAGGCTCTACGCCAGTTGATGTCTAGTTCCCACAATCAATTAATTCAGATAATGACCGGAGTTAATACAACACTAAAAGAGATGACAGTGGCAATTTCGGAATTAAAGCAAACGATAGAACACGGGGAAAGAAGGTGAAACTCCTGCTCCCCTTGTTCCTCCTCAGTACGACAGCAGTTGCTACAGAATTGGATTACAAGACCCACTTCCTCTTCACCTGGACCAGTAGTTGTGTGCAGAAAATCCTTCCAGATTACCAACGACAGGGGATGCCGTACCTGTTCGCAGTCAGCATGGCGAGCCAGGGGTGTGGATGTGTGATTGACGAGTTTCGTAAACATCACACCCAAGACCAAGTGCTGGGGTTCAGTGACGAAGAGAGGATGAAAAAATCAATGTACTACACACGGATCTGTGCAGGCGAAATCAAGGAGATGTGATGTCGGTCAGTGAATCGAAAAATTTTAGTCGTGATGAGTTGAAGTGTAGTTTCTCAGGTGAATGTGAAATCGAGGAAGATGCCCTGCAAAGACTGCAGGCGCTACGAGATGAATGGGGCAAACCAATGAAACTATCCTCTGCGTACAGATCTGCACAACATCCCAGAGAGAGATTAAAACCAAACGGCCCAGGATACCATCACGGGAAAAACGGTAATGGAGGGCAGGCATTCGACTGTCTGATTGCTGGTGAGGATGTTGTCCCGTTTATCGCTCTTGCCATTAAACACGGATTCAAAGGGATTGGAGTCTGTCAGTCTCCTAAAACTGAATGGAATCAGAGGTTTATCCATATTGATACACGAGACAAATACGCTTGCTGGAGTTACTAATGGAATTCATGGAACTGCTGAACTCAGCAATTGAGTCAGGTGGGGTAGAACTGGTCTTGACTGCAATTGGATTACCGATGGCAGCAGCAGGGGTCGGAGTCTACCGCAAGGTCCGCAAAGCCAAACAACTGAAAGAGAAAATCCTTGGCTAAACAACTTCAGGAGGTTCAGATCCCTCCAGGGTTTGTGGACGGGACTGCGCGAGAGATCAAGCAAAGATGGCTCAAGGGCAATCTCGTCCGTTTCCGAGATGGACGACTGCGACCCATTGGAGGATGGTCTACTTTCCCTTTGTCGCGGCACTCAGAGACTCTGGACTCGGCAGTACGGGGGCATCATGTGTGGCGCAATAACTCAAATGTGGGTTTGTTCGTTTTGGCAACTGCGGGTTCAGGATCTCCGAACTACGGAAAACTCTATGCTGCCGAGATCGCCAGTGCCGCGAGTTTCACGGATTCCACTGCAGACACGACTGATGGCAGTGCAGACATTACGGTTGACGATGCTACCTCCTTTGAGGTTGGAGACACAATCACCGGATCAGGCATCCCTGCAGGTTCAACAGTCACAGGGATTTCCTCCAACACTGTCACGATTTCAAACAACTGCACAGCAACTGCGACCAACATCACCGTAACCGTCAACCAGACCCAAGCCTATCAACGATTCTACGACATTACCCCAACCGGATACCAGGCATCTGGAGACAGTGAGTACCGACCAGGTTACGGATATTCCCACTATGGAGACTGGTTTTATGGATACAGTTTCACAGGGCCTGGATCTGTCTCCTTCTCTCGCACAGCACACTGGAGTTTCGACAATTTCGGAGAGAATCTGGTGTTTACGCATTCAGGAGACAAGGCCATTGGATACTGGACTGGAGATCCAACGGTAGCTGCAGAAGAGATCACAACAGCAAATGGATATACCGAAACTGCCCCCACGGCAGTGGGGGTGCTGGTCACACAGGAAAGGCATGTCCTGGCGTTAGGTGCAGATTCAGATGCTCGACTAGTCCGGTGGTCGTCTCAGGAAACTGTGGACGAGTGGACTGCAAGCGCAACCAACACTGCAGGCAGTTTACCTCTCCAGACAGAGGGATACATCGTTGCCGCACGACGGGTTCCCCAAGGAGTAGCGATCTGGACAGACCAGGATGTTCATCTACTGCAGTATCTTGGACCTCCCTTGGTCTACGGCATCAATAAACTCGCAGACAACGCAGGGGTATACTCGCCCTATGCGATTCACAGTTCCTCAGAGATCACCTGTTGGCTCAATCGAGGTGGGTTCTGGGTCATGGATGGTCTCGCCAAACCTCTACCCTGTCCAATTCAGGATCGAGTGCTGAGAACCGTGGACTGGTCTCAGGAGGGTTTGATCTACTCAGGCGGGAATGCGGAATTCGGTGAAGTCTGGTGGTGGTGTCCAAGCACCTCTGGGACAGACGGAGAGTGTGAATACTATGTGGTTTATAATTATCGTGACAATGTCTGGTACGACTCACTGAGCACATCAGGAGTCTCTCGGAACTGCTGGATCGATAAAGGGATCTGGCCTGCTCCGGTTGCAGTTGATGCAGGGGATAATACGATCTACCAGCACGAATCGACAGATCCCGCACAGACGGAGAACGCAGAGGCAGAAACTGGAGCAATTGACCTGATGCGAGGGGAGAGGTACAGCAGGATTTCCAAGATATTTACCGACTCAGACCAGCAGGCAGCAGGGGCAATCAATTTCCAGTTCTATACTGCGGCAAGCGGAGATGCTGCGGAGACTACCTCCAGCAGTTATCCATTAGAAACCGATGGGGAGATTGATGTGCGACTCCAAGGTAGGCAAGTGAGATACCGAGTGACGGGAGCATTGACTCAGGATTGGACGGTGGGAAACACCCGATTTGAGACCCATGTCGGAGGTCGCAGATGATTCTCCCCAATCCTCCAGGGACGTACCTGCAATCCTATTTTGCACCAATTCTCCAGCAGATTGCCAAGTTACTGACGACATCATATCAGAAAAACCAAGACGTAGAATTGAACGCAGATCAACGATTAATCATTGTTTCGCCCAATGGGACCCGTTACCAAATTGAGACGGATAACTCAGGGAATCTTTCCACTTCAGTAGTGAGTTAACCCCATGATTCGACAAGATCAAAATAACACGGGTAGTCAGGTTGGGCAGTATGGGCTGAATCCCAATGCGTACCGCACGAACCCAGCAGGGAGGTCTGCTGCTGCAGTTGACCCCTGGACTGCTGCTGCAGGAGTAGGGTTGTTGACGACAGTTCTGGGGCAAGGGGGTTCACGGTCAGGGAATCAAACGACGACGCAACAGAATCTACCGGACTGGGCGATCCCCTATGCCCAGAACACGATGAATATCGGTTCTCAGTTTACGATGAATCCCAACTATCGTCCCACCACTCTGGATCGGGATTATTCTGGGATTCGTGGATATACGGGACCTCCTCCGACAACTCAAGGATCACGGGTTCAAACTCAGTCTCCTGTTGGGGTAGATTACGGGCAGGTCTCTGTGCCAGACAATCTGCAGACTGGGCGCACCTCCAGCCGAGGAGGTGGACGACAGAATTCCAAGGTACTAGAAGAACAAACCCAACTGCTGGAAAACCCTGCAGCGGCAACTCTTCCATCAGGGGATCCTGTCTATATTGGATACGGACGGGATTATGATCCAACAAAAATCTACACGGATCTGGAACTGAATGCTCTGGCTCAGTCACCCAGTGGGGAATTCAATTCGTCTCTTTATCAACAACTGCTTGCCTCCCAAACTGCCTTGAAAAACGCACAGCAGGCAGCATCTAGTCAGGGAACTGACGGAGCTCAAGACGGTGAGGAGGATGCCGTGCCCTTTGGTGACATGCTTACCCCCTTCTCCGCATACGACCGGCAACGCTTTGCCGCACCGTCTGACCGAACACTGCAGGGTGAGAACCTGCTGGCGAATCGAGTAAATGGGACAAATCCCTTTGCCGAAGCACAAACCGCAGCACGGGGAGCATCAAACTATCGGTCTCAATTTGCACCTGCTGCACTCAATCTGACTGGACCCACAGCAAACTCCTACTCTAACGTGAACCAAGGACTGCTGGCAGAAGAGTACGGCAATGCCAATGCGGGACTCACTCCAGCCAAGAACTACAGCAGGGACTTCCAGCAGAATCTGGCACAGTTCCAAGACCCCTACACCTCTCAGGTCGTAAATCAAACCATCAAGGATCTGGATCGAGCGAGACGGATCACAAACAACGACATTTCCGGCAATGCTGCACGGGCTGGAGCATTTGGGGGGAGTCGTGAGGCACTGATGCGAACAGAGAACAACCGCAACTTTGCAGATCGTACAGCAGCCGCAGTCGGACAACTCCGGTCCCAAGGTTTCCAACAAGCCGCAGAACAGGCACAGCAGGAACAACTGCAGAGACTGGGACTGACTGCATCCGATATACAAAACCTCCGAGGGTATCAGTCTGCTGGGAATCTCCAGGGGCAGAACATCTCAGCTCAAGATGTACGAGATGTGCGAGGGTTGCAGTCTCAGGGAGCACTGACTGCCCAAGGTCTCGGTGCTCAGTCGGATCGGGATGCAATGGGTTTCCAGAACCAACTCCAGATGCAGGGGAATCAGTTGGGATTAGAGCAGGCCAGACTGGCAGAGCAGTTCCGTCAGGGAGCAGGAGCACTTAATCTTCAGGGAGCAGGAGCACTGGGTAATCTGGCACAGATGCAGACTGCCGATGAACGCCAACGAATTGCAGATCTACTTGCAGCAGGCGCAGGACAGGATAACCGAAATCAGCAGGATCTCGACTTCATCTACAATGAGTTCCAAAGAGAACTTGGGTATCCAATGGATATGATCAATTTGCGGAATGCGGCAATCTCTCCTGCGACGAATAGTGTGGTCACCACCAGCAGTCCTTTGTATGGTCAGAATCCTCTCCTCCAGGGACTCGGTGCAGGGTTGTCTACCTACAGTTTACTCAAAGATTAGGAGAGTCTGATGGCATATTATACTAAACTGCGGTCTCCCTACACATTTGGTCCAGTTCCTTTCCCAACGTATGAGTCCAAAACCGATGGATACCCTGGAGGTTATGAGTATTTACAGAGGATGAATCAACCAGAGA